CACGAAGGAAGACACTCTTTCCCTACACGACGCTCTTCCGATCTAGTGGCAGCGCACGGCAGAGTCCTACAAGAAGGACACTCGTGAACGCGCTTACTGCAAGTGCATCAAGACCAAGAGCACGCATTGCGTGCTCCCCTAGGAGCCAGCTATGCCCGACATCTTCAGGAAAACACTCAAGGATCGGATGAAAGAGGCCGACGAGCCCGAGGACACGAAGAAGGGCAGGGACTCCGGAGAACTGGGCAAGCCCTGGTCTGAGTCGTTTGAGCCGAGCCGCACCATGACGCAGTCTGAGTTCTTCAAGTCTGACGGCAAGAAGCCCGCTGGCCCGCCCGCAGATCTGTTGAAGAAGCACTACGCAAAGCCGTGACAACAGATCCTCGCAAGGAAGGCGGTGGGTGGATCGGCGTTGACCTGGACGGTACGCTGGCCCACTACGATCACTTCCGTGGCGTGGAGCATGTGGGCGCCCCTGTAGACCCGATGGTTAAGAGGGTGCGTAAATGGATTGCCTCGGGCAAGGATGTCCGGTTGTTCACGGCTCGGCAGCCCAGTCCAGCAATCAAGCGGTGGATGCAGGAGCATCTCGGTAAGGTGCTGCCAATCACCCATACCAAGGACAGATTCATGCAAGCCCTGTACGACGACCGCGCCGTGCAGGTAGAGCGTAATACGGGCAAGACGCACCCCGACCACGAGAAGCAGGTTTGGGAGAAATAAGATGCCGATGCAGATCGATCCTAAGAACCAGCCGTCCACCGCGCAGTCTGACACTGGCCAAACCGAGAACTCTGACGAGAAGGACTGGATGAGACGCGCCCGTGCGGCGTATCGTTCCAGCACCTCATATACAGACAGCAACTTCCGCAAGCAGTGGGACGACAGCATCCGGGCATTCAACAACCAGCACCCGTCAGATTCAAAGTACAGCCAGCCCGCGTACGACAAGCGGTCTAAGCTCTACCGACCGAAGATCAGAAGCGTGATCCGGAAGAACGAGGCTGCGGCAGCAGCCGCGTTCTTCTCGAACATGGATGTGGTCAGCATTGCAGCGAGCGATCAGACAGACCAAGCACAGCTTGTCAGTGCTGAAGTGTGGAAGCAGGTCATTCAGTACAGGCTGACCCGCACGATCCCCTGGTTCCAGACCGTGCTGGGAGGCTTGCAGGATGCGCAAGTCACCGGGCTGGTGTGCGCGCACATTCAGTGGTTGTACGAAGCCGATGAAGAAGAGCAACCCGCACCAGATGAGATGACGGAGGGCATGGAAGCGGCCCAGCCCCCGCCGCAGAAACCCCCCAAGGTGGACAAGCCTGCGATTGACTTGATCCCCATTGAGAACATCCGGTTCGACCCGAGTGCGTCGTGGCTTGACGTGGTCAACACCAGCCCCTACTTCATCCATCTGTTGCCCATGTACGCCATGGACATCAAGTCCAAGATGGAGAGTGGCGAGTGGAAGGAACTAGCGGTTACGTCGGCAGCCACGGGCTCCGGCATGGACAGCACACGCATTGCGCGGTCTTCCAATAAGGAAGACCCACTGAGTTCAGAGTCCAGGGCGCTGGATGACTACGACATCGCCTGGGTGCAGCGGCACATCCACAGGCGTGATGGTCAGGAGTGGGTGTTCTATACTCTGGGAGAAGTTGGCCTATTAACCGAGCCCGTGCCACTGAAAGACATCGTTTTCCACGGTAAGCGGCCCTACGTCATCGGTTCATGCGTCCTAGAAACTCATAAAGCCCTGCCCGCTGGGGTGCCCATGCTGGCTAGGGGCCTGGAGGACGAAGCTAATGAGATCGCTAATCAGCGCATTGACAACGTCAAGTTCGCACTGAACAAGAAGTGGTTCGCCAAGCGTGGCGTGGAGGTTGACCTTGCTGGCCTGACCCGGAATGTTCCGGGTGGCGTGGTCATGATGAACGACCCCGTAAACGATGTTCGGGAAATCACGTGGCCAGACGTCACTCAATCTTCGTACGAAGAACAGAATCGCATCAACCTGGACATGGATGAGTTGCTGGGCAACTTCAATCCAGCAGGCTTGATGACGAGTGGCGCTGGGCACGCGCCAGCTCGCAACATGGCGATGCTCAACCAAGCGAATGGGACGCTGGTCGAGTACTTGATCCGCACCTACGTTGAAACATTCGTCCAGCCGGTGCTGCGCCAGCTTGTTCAACTTGAACAAGCATACGAAACGGACCGTGTGATTCTTGGCCTCGCTGCTAAGAACTCCAAGATGTTGCAGTCCTATGGGATTGACGAAGTCACTGATGAACTGCTGGATCAAGAGATAACGCTCAGTGTCAATGTTGGCATGGGCGCAACCGACCCCACGCAGAAGCTACAGAAGTTCATGACCGCCATCGGCAGCTACACCGGCATGCTGAAGAGCCCCACCCCCGGCATCAACATGGTGGAGGTCGGCAAAGAGATATTCGGTCACCTCGGCTACTCAGACGGCTCTCGGTTCTTCACCAATGACAACCCGCAGATCGACGCGCTCCAGCAGCAGGTTCGCGAGGCTGGTGCAATGATTCAGCAGTTGCAGGCGCAGTTGAAGGAGAAGAACACTACGCTCCAGGTTGGTCTGCAGAAAACCAGAGAGACCAACCAGACCAAGATCATTGACCGTAAGATCAGGGAAGAGAACGAGAACAAGCGGAACCTTGCCACGCACTTCGTGGCACTGACTAACGCACCCAAGAAAGCGGCATGATGGAAAACGATGAACTTTTGGAGCGAGCGCAGTTCGGTAGGCAGGTGGAATTATTTTGGGGTTCACAGCTTGGTGGGTACTTGCGCAACCGAGCACAGGACATGTACACTACAGCGCTAGAGGAACTCAAGAACTGTGACCCCACTGATTATCGCAAGGTGATGAAGGTTCAGAACGACGTTAAGGTCGCTGAATACTTCGAAACATGGCTGACAGAGGCAGTGATCGACGGGGCAAAATCTCTTGAACTTCTAGAGGACGACAATGAAAGTTAAATTCCTTTCCCTTCGGCTCAGAAAAGACGACGCTGGAGAAGAAGCTGGCGGTGGCTCTGAGACCATTGGTACGAACAACGACGCTCGTGTCAAGTTGCTGAACCAGATTGGTGACAGCAACGATGGCGTTCGTGAAGACGAACTGGCCAACGTCAACGACGACGACACTACAGAGCCGTTCAAGGCCGAGAGATCGAAAGAAGATGAAGAGATTGTGCCAGAAGGCACGATTCAGACCGAGGACACCGTGCCGCCGGAGGACACTCCCCCTCCCGAGCCGGTTCAGAAGGTCAAGATCAAAGTCAACGGCAAGGAGATGGAGCTCACCCAAGAAGAGCTCATCGCACGTGCCCAGAAGGTTGAGTCTGCTGATCAATACTTGGCCGAGGCCAAGAAATCAGCCAAGCCGGTTGTGGCGGATCCGCCCACTGGCCCCTCAAAGGAAGAACTTCAGCGTCTCAGTGACGAGGAAGATCGAGCGCTGGTCCGCGCTATACAAATGGGCACAGAGGAAGAGGCAACTGCGGCTATCAGGAAACTGAAGACGCAGGCGACAAGTGCGCGTCCATCCCTTACTCAGGACGACGTCTCCCGCACCATCGATGAACGCCTTGCGTTTACACGAGCGATTGAAACCTATCGTTCAGAGTTCGAAGACATCGTGAAGGACCCATACCTCAACAAGCTGGCCCTTGATCGGGACAGTGAGTTGCTGGCACAGGGAGACACCAGATCGTACATCGACCGCTACCGCGAAATCGGCAACGAACTTCGCACGTGGAAGGGTACCCTGGTGAAAGCCCCCGAAACTCCGACACCGACTACGACTACTCTGAAGGACAAGGAAACTCGCAAAGCGGCGGCGCCGAAGGTGCCCGTTACTGCATCCGCAAAGACGACACCGCCAGCGCCGGAAGACGACGATGACGAGACCCCGCATGATGTGATCCAGTCGATGGCGAAGAGCCGTGGCGGGCCACAGTGGATGCGCGGTTAACCAAGGAGTATTGAGATGGCCGGTCAGGTTTGGGCAGTCAACTCTCTTGGCGGGTACATGTACTCCCGCCAACTGAGCAACGTGCTTCGCATGGCGGTGCAACCGCTTGTGAAGTTCCGCCAATTTGCTGACGTGCGTGATGCAAGTCAGCAAGGCAAGAAGAAGGGTGACATCTTCACCTGGGACGTGTTCTCGGATGTGGCGACCGCTGGTGGCCTCATCGTGGAAACGAACACGATGCCGGAAAGCAACTTCACGATCACGCAGGGCACCCTGACGATGTCGGAAGCCGGTAACAGCGTTCCGTACTCGGGCAAGCTGGACAATCTGTCCAAGTTCCCGGTGATGGAGCTCATCCAGAAGGTTCTGAAGAACGATGCCGTCAAAGCATTCGACCGCTTTGCATGGAACCAGTTCAACCAGACCCCTCTGCGAGCGATCGCATCGTCGGGCACGGACACCGCCGCCATTCAGTTGTTCACGAACGGCACGGTCACTGGCACCAACACGATTGCCTATGGCAATGCGCATGCCAAGTCCATCGTCGACACGATGAAGGAGCGCAACATCCCGGCGTACCTGGGCGACGACTACTACGCTCTGGCGTGGCCGTCAACGCTACGGAGCTTCAAGAACAACTTGGAGACCATCCACCAGTACAGCGACACCGGCTTCAAGTTGATCATGAACGGCGAAATCGGGCGCTACGAGAACGTCCGCTACGTCGAACAGACCAACATCGCCAAGGGCACCGGCACGGACGGCATCACGCAGACTGTGTGGTCCCAAGGCAAGAGCGACTGGATCTTCTTCTTCGGGAACGACACCGTTGCAGAAGCCATCGCGGTGCCGGAAGAGATGCGAGGTAAGATCCCCAGTGACTACGGGCGCTCAAAAGGCGTGGCGTGGTACTACCTCGGCGGGTTCGGAATCGTCCACACTCTCGCTGCGAACGCTCGCATCGTGAAGTGGGACAGCTTGGTCTAAGGAGTAGCCAACATGGCCACGAAAAACATGATGTACGACCACCCCGCCTATCAGGCGGTGTATCATCTACCGCTGTGGGGCGGGGTTGGTGTCAGCACGCTGAGCTCCAGCGTTGCGGCGGTCATCACCGGCGCGAGCGCGCAATCGACCAAGTTCGTGGCTTTCACGAACATGCTGATCAAGTCGATTACCGCGTCCGCTTCCACGATCGGCACGAGCAGCGTCGCGAGCAATAGCGGCTTGTTCTTCCGCGTCACCAACAACGGCACCACGGCGGTCAACACCGTCACGGCGACGTACACGTTGGTGCCGACGGGCGTACCGGGACCGGCAGGTGTTGCGGTGACTACGGCTGCATACGTGGTGAACCACATCGGTGGTACCGGCATCAGCACGAGCGCGGCGACAGTCAATGCGCTCGGCGGCGCAACGGGCATCCCACTGCTTCAGGGAGACATCGGGTACTTCCAGAAAGGCACGGACGCTACCGAGCAGGTCCTTGCCATCGCGGAGTGCCTGATCCAGCCGTTGTCCAACGTCACTCTGTAGGAGAAGGAAATGGCAAACACCAGCACGAAGAAGAGCTACGGCGGGGTAAAGGCCCCGGTGGCGGGCAATGTGGGGCCGTCCCGCACTGCCGTGGTCCCCAATCAACCCGGAGCGAGCGCGGGACAAATGTCCGGCAAGGGTCAGCCGTTCGGCGAGCCAATGAATGACGGAGCACCGGCAGCTATCAAGGGCCTTTCTGGGACGCACAACGACATCGGCGAGATGTCGGGGTTCATCACGGACGGGTACCTGGACAAGCAACGCACCCCCTACGGGGAAGCCGCCAAGTTCAATTTCCTGCCCCCCGGCATGGAGATTGACAACCAGGAAAACGCCGAGATCAACATGATGCCCCTTCGCATCCTGGTCGCGGAGTCCTACCCTGGCGACGGGTGGAGCCCCGCGCCACGGGATGTCCCGGAGTAAGCTGACGGCTCAAGCCTCAAGACTAGGCCCTTCGGGGCCTAGTTTCTAAGGACGCACAGTGGCAGATCCCCTTTCCGCATATGTCCATCGCGGCACGCTTGTTGACCCTGATGGCTCGCAGTCGGAAGGGGTCAACAAGGTAGCGGGCTATGTGTGGGACACTGGCTCGCTATCTTGGGTTAAGTCTACAGGCGGTGGCGGCGGTGGCGGCGGCGCTGTAACTATCGTAGATGGTGGGGACGTAACGCAGGGCGCTCTAGCGGACGCTGCCGTTACGGGGAACACCGCAGGTTCTGTATCCGCGAAACTACGCGGCATCAATCAGAACATGGCGCTATTGCCGGGTATCGGAATACCAATCTACGATTACGTTAGCCAAGCGCAGGCCACCCTGACGGATACGTGGTCGTTCAAGACTGGTGGGTCTGGAGGCACGTTGGTCGCCACGGTGACGATAACGTACACTGATTCCACCAAGGCCACCATAAGCACAGTCGCCAAGACGTGATATGGCCTATACATTCAACCCCCTAACGGGGAAATTCGACTACTATCAGCCCAGTACGGGCACCCCTGGGCCGACTGGTCCGGCGGGGCCTGCGGGAGCCGTCGGCTTCGGAATGGATGGCGAGGACGGTGCTGACGGCTGGTCTATCCCAGGACCACGCGGTCAGCCTGCGACTCCAGGTGCGACGTCTTACGGCGAGATGGTAATTGAGAACGGGGTTACTGGCCTCGTTCTTACAACGATCAACGTATTCTATCAAATCACTGCTGGCTGGGCCGCTGGTGATTTGAATGGCGTCACCTATGCCTCTGGTGCGCTTACTGTTCAGAATTCCGGGGCGTACTTTATGACGGCTTCGGTGTCGTTGAACAGTACGTCCTCAAACCAGATCTACAGTATTCAGATATTCCAGAATGGTGTGGCCATTCCTGGTCACGACGCTGAAATAAAGCTAACCAACAATACAGACGTCAATTCTTTGACTATCGCCGGTCTTAGAACTACTGTCAATGCCGGAGACGTGTTCACTCTATGGGCACAGAACCAGTCCAGCGGTGGACAGACCCTGTTGGTGACGGATGCCAACTTCTCTATCTTCGCAGTGTCTGGGGCCACTGGAGCCACGGGCGCCAGTGGCAGCACTGGGCCAGACGGGCAGGACGGGGAGGACGCTTGGTTCGGCCCGCAGGGTAACCAAGGCATACAGGGAATTCCGGGAACGAATGGCCTGACCGTTGTCGGTCAGGATGGACAGGACGGCGAGGACGCGTGGCTAGGGCCTCAGGGGAATCAGGGCGTGCCGGGCACCCCTGGCTCTTCTGGCATCAATGGCTTGACTGGCGCAGTTGGCCAGGATGGCCAAGATGGAGAGGACGCGTGGTTCGGCCCACAGGGTAACCCAGGTGTCAATGGCATCATTGGCGTAAACGGAGCGACGGGCGCAGTTGGCCAGGACGGCCAGGATGGTGAGGACGCATGGTTCGGCCCACAGGGTAACCCAGGTGTCAATGGTACTATTGGCGTCAATGGAGCGATGGGCTCCCCTGGCCAGGACGGCCAGGATGGAGAAGAGGGCTCCATCTGGCTGGTGACCCCTCCGTCCACTGGCGGCGCGGGCGTGCCAGCCACCACGGTAGTCAGCGGCACCACACCTGGGCTATCCCCAATAGTCGGCGTGCTGACGAGCTATGCCCGGGAAGACCATAGCCACGGCACACCCGCTGCGGGTGCCAGCGGACCGTGGACCATCGTACAGAATAGTACTCTGGTGACGGACACGCTTACGGTTACGGCAGGGTATCAGTTCCTTTGCGGCAGAACGTTCAATAATGTGGGCGCAATCATTAACAACGGTGACTTCATAATCACTCACTGACATGTCAACACTTCAACAAACTGAGCAGACTACGCCATCCGTCCCCGCAGCGAGCACGCAATTGCTGTACCCAAAGGTGGGGGGGCAGTTTATAATGGGCGCGGACGGGGTTGAGAAACAGATTCTTGACTCCAGATCATTTGCAGCGGCAACTGTTCAGTTGACCGCCTATCTTGACCTATACGGGGGATTATAAATGGCCGTCACACCCAACAGCGTCATCAACCCGCAAGGGCCTGCGGTCTACAATCTGTCGCTGGCTGCGGTTACGGCATGCGCCACTCGGGCGCCCACCGCCACAGCGTCCTTGGCCGGTTCCAATATCTTCTTGCTGGTCCCCACCACGACGAACGGTGTTCGGGTAGACAAGATTCTCGCCAAGGGCTGCTCGAACTCGTTCACCGCAGCCACGGTGGCGCAGACCATCACCATTTGGGAGTGGGACGGCACTACTGCGTTCCCAGTGGACGAACTGTTGGTTACGGCGGTCACACCATCCACCACGGTAGCCAGCTACCAGGGGCAGACACTGTATTCCAACTTCGTCCTCCCGGCGACGCATGCGCTGTATGCTTCTACGTCTGTCACCACGACCGCTGCCACGACCGCGCTTTGCCTGACGGCATTCGGAGCCGTTTACTGATATGCAGCAGTTTGACCTCCCGCTTCAGTTAACGAAGGTCCCCTACACCAAGGGGTTCGACGGAGACTTGATCATTGTCAGCCAAGATGCGTCAGTGTTCAGAGAGGGAACGCACTCCAACTTGACAGGCGGGACTCGTAGCGCCCTGTACACTCTGGTTGGCAATCAGACGGTGATGAAGTATTGGTCGCACAATGTTGCGATTGATGCTAGCGGTAACTTCAATGGTCGTGACGCTACGGGCACCTGCGCGCTGATCTGCCTTACAGAATCGAACACGATGCTGTACTTCGGGGCTGTCACTGGCCCCAAGGGCTCTCTTCCCGTGTTCACTCTATCAATCACGGTTAACGTGAATACTGGGGCTGTCACGGTGCCTACGGCGGGGTTGAACATCCTCAATCCGGCAGGCACGTTCGCGTACACTATCACTTCTGCGGCCATCGCTGCGGCGCGCATTCTGAATCTGCCACTGACTACGGCGACAGACACTCTGGCGTGTCTTGGCCTTGCCCAGACATTCACTGGCGCAAATTCGATGCTGATGGCTCAGGCGGGTTTGACCATTCAGAACCCGGCAGCAACATTCAACTACACGATCCAGAGCGCGGCTATCGCAGCGGCGCGCACGCTGAACCTCCCGCTTCTCGCTGCCAATGATACTCTGGCAGTTCTTGGCCTTGCCCAGACGTTTACCGCGCTACAGACGAATTCAACGAACGGCGCGGCCATCTCGCTTACGGGCGCGGCTGGCTCCCTGTTGCTGAGCGGTGCGAGCGCGGCTATTGGGTTCGCCACGGGCGCGGGTGGAGCGGTCACCCAGGCCACGTCTAAGGTGACAGCGTTTACGCTGAGCAGGCCCACTGGCAACATCACATTCGCGGCGGATGCCTTGGCGGCAGATACTACGACTGCGGGCGCAGTGTGGACGAACACCGTAATTGCGGCAACTGATTTGGTTGTGTTTACGCACGTCTCTGGTGGAACACTGGGGGCGTACACGATTGCCTGTACTCCAGCGGCGGGGTCTGCTACAGTGTTCCTTAGAAACGTCACTCCGGGGTCGCTTACTGAGGCTCCGGTATTCAAGTTCGCGGTTATCAAGGCGGTCATCGCTTAATCCAGGAGAATCATCATGGCTTCCAACAAAATCGTTAACATTCCTCCGGTCGCGTTGACGAATACACTGACCACGAACATCTTGAACTGCGGGGTCACGTCGATGGCTGGCCCGGTCGGTCTGACAATCGCGCAGCCGTACCTCATCCTGCGTCACATCCGCATCGTGAACAAGACCGGCACCGCCGCCACGTTCTCTCTGTGGAAGGGCGGCAGTGCGGGCAACGTGGCGGGAACGGAAATCGTCGGTACCGGATATAGTGTCGCGGCGAATAGTGCCTTCGACTGGTATGGCGCCATGAGGTGTGACTCCACCGACTTTATCGTCGGTGGCTCTGGCACCACGACCGCGCTGACGATCCAGTTCGAAGGCGAAATCGGCATCTCGTAACATGCACACTCTGCAGAAGCATGTGCTGCACATCTCGCGGCACTGGGACAACCCCAGTATCGCGGTGAAGGTGTACTCACAAGGGATCTCATTGGAGATTTCTGTCGAGGATTTTTGCAGGGCTCTGGCGGCTGAGATGCCCCACCCGTTGACTGTACTTTCTCGGTCCAAGATGGAGAGCAATCTGCTGTCCGTGGTGGACGCTGTGCTGGGCAAGATAAAAGAGTCCTCTGCCCACGTTTAACCAAGGAGTATCATCATGCATCCACTGCAAGAGAAGTTCCAGATCACCGTCCCCGCCAAGGAAGAAAAGGGCGAGGCTTGGGCGTCAGCGAAGAGCCAACGACACTTGAACGGCGCGGAGGAGGGCTGCGAAAAGTTCAACTTCCTGCCCCCAGGCATGGAAATCGAAAACCAGGAACGGTCTCGCCAGGATAACATGGCGCTGAGCGTGGCTGGTGAGAGCGACGTGTCGGCCGACACGAATCCGGACTCGTTCCGTGACGGATTCAAGAAGCGTACCATGAAGGGCAGCGACGATCAGTACACCGGAGAACACGTTGATCACTTCTACGGCGACGCGGGTGGCTTCGCGGAGCGGAACAACTACCTCGACCGAGAGTAACGATGCACAAGCTGGTGTCGGACATAGTGTCCGAGGAGATGCCCTGCGGGAAGCCCCTAGTGAGATTCTGATGAAACTAGACAGAACCCGGTCGATCTGTGAAGTCTACGGGCCGGATGGGTTCTGGCTCGAGCAGGATGGGTTGCGGTTTGACCTTGCGGGGAACCTTGTTACCCCGCTGCCGCCGCCCCCACCTCCTCCCGTAGAGGACAGTAGGGTCATCTTGACAGATAGGCTTCATAGCGCGCTTGAGTTCCTCAAGCAAGTGCTGCGCCGCAGTCCTCTATCCAAGGCCACGGTGTACAAGACCGCTGAAACTAACAACCAGGAATGGCCTGAGGTCAAGCAGGCCGCTGAGTCTCTGAACGTTGTCAAGTTCAAGTACAACGGCGAAGAACTGTGGAAGTTGCCGGAAGACCACAGTGCTTGAAGTTGTCAATAGCAGGCACGGCAGGATCATTGTCAGTCCTCTAGACACCTACGTCGGCCGCAGCTTCTGCGAGTACGGGGAGTTTTCAGAGAGCGAGGTTGAGATCTTCGATAAGATTATCCAACCTGGAATGGTGGTGGCCGACGTGGGGGCCAACTTCGGAGCATTCACGATTTTCTTCGCAAAGAAAGCCGCCAAGGTCTATGCGATAGAACCGCAGCGCATGGTCTACAATGCCCTGTGTGGCACCGTGGCGCTGAACGCATTGTGGAACGTCGTACCCGTAAACGCGGCAGTCGGTGCCACGCACGGCACTATCCAAGTTCCTGAACTCGCGCTAGACCATGAGAATAGCTGGGGCGGGGTAGAGATAGGGACGGGGGCCTATACGGTGCCGCTCACTCCCATCACCACGGCGTGCGACTTCCTCAAGATAGACGTGGAGGGCATGGAGCGCGAGGTTCTTCTCGGCGCTGCCGAGATGATCGCAGAGTGTAAGCCGGTAATGTACATCGAAAATGATAGAAAGGATAAGGCAGAGGCGCTAGTTCAAACGATCAGAGATTTGGGGTACAAGGCGTTCTGGCACGGAACGATGCTGTACAACAAGGACAACTTCAAGAAGAACCCCGTCAACGTATTTGAAGACATTGTGTCCATCAATATCTTCTGCGTTCCCAGCCATGTGGAGGTTCCTTACATGGAGCCCGTCACGACGGCTACCCACCCCAATTTCATATATAAGAGATAATCATGGTTTGGAAACGTGAAGATCCGTACATTGCGGAAAGCAAGAAAATCGTCTGGGAAGTAGCCCCGTACCTGCGCGGCAGGGGGGTCGACATCGGAGCTGGCGACTTCCGAGTCATGCCTCACGCTATGACTGTGGACAACTGGAACCATGCCCAGTTCGGGTTCACCCAGAAGCCTGACATCTTGGCAGAGGGCACTGACATCAGTATCCTCAGTAGCCAGACGATGGACTTCGTGTACAGCAGCCACACGCTGGAGCATATCGAGGATACAGCCAAGGCACTGAAGGAGTGGTGGCGGCTGGTCAAGGTGGGTGGGTACTTGGTCCTGTACCTCCCCCACGGGGACTTCTATCCCAAGGTGGGGGAGGACGGTGCCAACCCCGACCACAAGGTCAATCTCTGGCCCAAAACAATCATTGATGCCATGCCCGCTGGATGGGACTTAGTGGAGAACCAAGAGCGCAACGGCGGCAACGAGTACAGTTTCCTCCAAGTGTTTAAGAAGGTGAACGGCACTAGGAGAACAGAGTCGTGGAAGACCCCCAAGCCAGAGAAGACGGCTTGCGTGGTCAGATACGGAGCTTATGGAGACATGATGCAGGCCACCTCGGTGTGGGCCGCGCTGAAGAAGGAGGGTTATCATGTCACGGTTTTTGCTAGTCTTCCTGGGGCTAGTGTTATCGAGCATGATCCTAACATTGATCGACTGGTTCTGTTCGATAAAGACCAAGTTCCGAACGGCAATCTGCTGGATTTTTGGACGTGGCAGAAGAAGAAATTCGACCGATGGGTCAACCTGAGCGAGACGGTAGAGGGTACCCTGCTGGCCATGCCGGGGCGAACGCTCCACTGGTTCAATAAGGACGTCCGCCACTCGCTGATGAACCGGAACTACGTGGAGTTTCAGCACCACGTGGCGGGGCTGGCGTATAGCAAACCCGAGGACATGCAGATCAAGTTCTACGCTACCGCCGTTGAGAAGGAAGAGGCGATCAAGTTCAAGAAGAAGCAGGGTGGCGGCAAGCTAATCATGTGGTCGCTAGCTGGCAGTGCAGTCCACAAGACTTGGGCGGGCCTCGATAACGTGATGGCAGCTATCCTGCTGGAGTACCCAGACTGCCACATTATCCTTGTGGGTGGGGCAGAGTGTAAGGTGCTGGAGGCTGGATGGGAAAATGAGCCCAGAGTGATCAAAAGATCCGGCGTATGGACCATGCGGCAGACATTGTCTGTCCTGCCGCACTGTGATCTCATTATTGGCCCCGAGACAGGCGTGCTAAACGCCGCCGCGTGCATGCCAGTGCCCAAGGTTTGCATTTTAAGCCACTCTACGACGGAGAATCTGACGCGGGACTGGACTAATTGCACCCCGGTGTTCACCAAAGTCACCCCCTGCTACCCGTGCCACATGCTACACTATGGCTTCGAGCACTGTCATCAGGATAAAGAGTCTGGAACGGCTCAGTGCCAAGTGGACATCCCAATCTCTGATGTGGTGGGCGCCGCTATGGAGTACCTGAAATGACTACCTCCGGGACCTACACATTCAGCGTATCGCGGGACGACATTATTCGTCAAGCGATGCTGAATATCCAGAAGCTGGACCCAGACGAATCTCCAGGGGCAACGGAGACTACTGACTGCTCTCGTGTTTTGAACATGATGTGCAAGCAGTGGATGGCGAAGATCGATTTTGCCCCCGGCTTGAAAGTATGGACACGGAAGCGGGGGCACCTTTTCTTATCCAGCACCACGGGCACACTGCCAATCGGCCCCTCAGCAGTGGGGTGGTCAAACTCCATTGAATACCCGGTGACCACGGTAGCGTCGGCAGCGGCTGCTACTGCCATTACGGTGTCTGCTATCGCGTCAGCCACCACGGGGTGGAACGTCGGCATTCAGTTGTCCAGCGGGGCGCTACAGTGGACCACTGTTGTTTCAGTGGTCGGGTTGGTGGTCAACCTGACGGCCCCTCTCGCGAGTTCGGTTAATTCTGGCGCACAGATCTTTATGTACCAGACCGCCGCGCAGAATCCCCAGAACATTGAGACTGCCATCCTTCGTGACCAGGACATGTCGGACACGCCCCTGCGCCTCATGACGGTGCAGGACTACGACTACCTGCCCGAGAAGGCTGACCCCACGAACGCGGGTGACCCCACCGCCATCTACTTTGAACGCGGCATCTCTAGCTCGGTTGTCTACACCGATGTGGGCAGCGCTCAGGACGTCGCCAAGCACATTGTGCTCACGTATCTGGAGCCCATTCAGGATTTCGTCAACCCTCTGGACACTCCCTACTACCCGCAGGAGTGGTATCTGGCGCTGTGCTGGGGGTTGAGCGAGCAGATCTCCCCAATGTTCCGCTCCAAGTGGGGCGATAAGATGGAGGCGCTAAAGAACAACGCCATTGCTATCGCCCGAAACAGCAGCCCCGAGAGGTCTAGCTTGTACTTCCAGCCGGGAGCAGAAGATTGAAGACCATCCCCCTGTTCGGCACAGGGATCCGCAGCATCTCTGACATAGTGACCCGTCAGCGGAGGGTGAACTGTTTCTATCACCTTCGTGAAGACCAGGACAGAGCAGCAATAGTCATTCACGGTACCCCTGGGTTGTCGGTATTCGCAACTATTCCCGAATCTCCCATCTACGGAATGAGAGTCGTGGGGAACCTTCTTTATGTGGTGGCGGGGACTAGCCTGTACGCAGTCAGCACTATCGGGTCAGTCACTCATCTGGGTGGTCCCAGTGCCAAGATGCCAACAGTGTCTCGGTATGTGGGGATGAGTGACAACGGGTTCCACTTGATGATAGTGGATGGGATAGCTGGGTATCTCTTCACGTTTGCCACTGGTGTTCTTTCTAAGATCGTTGATGCAAACTTCCCCAATGGGTGCATTTCTGTTGACTTTTTAGATGGTCGGTTCTACGTTGACAATCCAGTTGCTAGTGCGCTGACTCCGACACAGCGGCAATTCAATGCCAGTTCACTCGTAAGTGGAATTGGCGCCGAAACGTGGCCGGGTCTGGCATTCGGAACTAAGGAAAACTCATCTGATAGCTTGGTGCGAGTAAGCGTTCTAAACGGTGCGCTTGTCTTGTGGGGCACTACGTCAATCGAGTTTTGGCAGGACGTCGGCACTGTGCCACTGCCAGTTCAGCGCATTAACGGGGCCACCCAGTCGTGGGGGCTTGCCGCGTTCTACAGTTTGCAGTATCTGGGCAATACTGCGGTATTCCTAGGCACCAATCGCGGGAACGGCGTCCAGGTAATCAAGCTAAAGGGATACAATCCCGAGCGAATCAGCACTGCGGACATTGAGGACGTTCTTTCCAACATCGGGTACTGGGCAGACATTACGTCGTTGACGTACATGGTGGACGGACACCTAATGTATCAGTTCACCAGCCCCACGGCGAATCGTAGCTTCCTGTACGACGATAATACCGGGGTCTGGTCCGAGACTCAGACTGGCGCAGGAGACACTCCAGCCCGTCACATGGGGAACCTGTCTGTGGCGTTCTTCCAGAAGAACTACGTTACTGACCTGACGAGCGGTAATATCTACTTGGTAGATGATGAAGTGTTTACAGATAACGGAATCACCATTCCCAGGCAGGTGGCCACTAAGCACATCCGGAATCAGGGTAACGAGGTGAGCATGTCTGAGCTGATGCTAGACTTTGAGACGGGGGTGGGCAATGCTGCAAGCCCCAATCCTAAAGTTGCTCTTAGACTCTCTAAGGACAGTGGTGCCACCTTTGGACCGGAGAAGTGGTTCACCCTCGGAGCCATCGGCAAGCCAAATACGCGAGTTATCGCTCGTCGTCTAGGGTCTGCAAGAGACTTCGTCGTGCAGATTACTGTAACGGATCCTGTTAAGTTCGTTATCGCATCTGGCAGTGCCGAGATCGAGCTCTCTGAGGACTAGGACTCGTGTCTTTTAGCCCGCCCCCAGTAAACGCCGACATCGGCAAGGACACCCCGCTCGGTGCTGGGTGGCTGCGGTGGATTAACGAACTGTGGGCTACGGTCATTGTGGCGCAGGGGGTGGTGGAGTATTACGCCCCAGGGGCTACGGGGTTCACGCACACCATAGCGGACAATACGACCCTCCTCGTAATGCAGCCGGGGGGTGCCTACGCCACGGGTACGCTGACGCTCCCTGCGTCCCCTGCGGACGGCAACAGGGTGGCCATCAGCACTACTCAGGCAGTGACTGCGATTACCATTAGCGCATCCCACACGATTAACAATGCCCCCACGACGTTAGCGGCTGGACAGGGGTTTGCCCTAGTGTATCTCGCCGCTAATACAGCATGGTATCGTGTGTATTGACGTGCTACACTGCCAAGGGTATGGAACTCACCTCTTCTGAACTGAGAAATAAGGTCTGCGTTCTACAGTCGCAGATGATTCAGTTTCCCCAATTGGAGTTGGAGACGTTCCATTTCTGGGCCGACGGCATGTACGCCAGGATGATTCCTAGACCCGCTGGAACGTTGATTGTGGGTAAGGTTCACAAGAAGGAACACTTCTACATTGTGATGAGCGGGAGAGTTCAGGTCACTACTGAACGGGGCTTAGAGGACATCACGGCGCCAGCGGTAGTCGTATCGCAGCCGGGGACTAAGCGGGCCGTTCTGGCCCTTGAAGACAGTGTGTGCATGACCGTACACCGAGCAGAAGGCAAGACGATGGAGGAGATTGAGGAGGAACTGGTAGAACCAGATCCCTTGTCTCTGTTCGGCCCAGGCAATGCATTAAAGGAACTGACATGAGCTTCATTGGTGCAGCGATAGGCGCGGTTGCCTCGATTGGTGGTGGTCTGTTGGCTCGGAGAGGAGCTAGCAAGGCGGCGCATGAGCAGCAGGACGCCTCAAAGGCGGCGGCAGCGGCCAATGCCGCTGAACGTAAGCCGTGGACCGATGCTGCCAAGGCTGTTCTGCCACAGTTGCAGGCGGGGGTTACGGCGGGTGGGCAATTCAACAAGCCGTTTACGATGGCAGACGCCGCCAATGCCCCAGCCATGCAGTTCGCACTCCAGCAGGGTCAAGAAGCCATTGGCAACACGGCTGCTGCCAAGGGCGGTCTGCTGAGTGGCAACGCCGTCGCGGATGCCACCAAGTTTGCAGAGGGCACCGCTGCGCAGTTCGAAAACCAAGCGTTCAATCAGAACATGGCCCAGAATCAGTTGGCGCTGGGCGGTATGGAGTCCCTTAGCCAATCAGCCATCTCCACGGGGGTTAACCCGACGGCTGATGCCAATGCCAATGCCATTCTGGCATCCGGCGGCGCTCAGGCGGCGGGTACAGTCGCAGGAACAAACGCGATGACTCAAGGATTGTCCGGCGCGGCGAACGCTCTGGACAGAGGGGGCGCGTTTGACGCCCTGGGCAAGATCTTTGGTGGCGGTGACACGACAGCGTCGCCTGATGTCGGCAGCTATTCCTCAATCCCAGGCGCGGGGGTGGACTACTCTGACAAGCGACTGAAGGAAGACATGGAACTGGTGGGGCACACCCACGACGGACTCCCAATCTACGTCTACCGCATGAAGAGCGGTGGACCCAAGAAGATGGGTGTCATGGCGCAGGATGTTGAGAAGGTGAACCCAGGTGCTGTTACCCAGGATCGCCAAGGGTACAAGATGGTTGACTACTCACGGGTGAGTTAACATGCCAGTTGACTTCAATCTCCTCAATTCCGATCAATTGCCGATGAAGGTTAAGCCCTTCGAGCCGATTGACGCCGTTGGCAACATGGAGGCCCGCTACACCCTGGCGGGCAAGGCCACTGACGTCAACGAGAAGATACGCGCACAGAAGGAAGCTGAGGCAGACCGGGCTGTTTTGTCTGAGGCCATGAAGACCCCGGACTTCAGCCTTGCCACGCCCGACGGTGCGGCTAAGAGCGTGGAGTCTCTAAAGGGCAGGGTCAGCCCAGGCATGTTCATGAATCTGGAAAACCACGTCAACTCGTTGCGGACGGCTGACGTTAAGATGAAGGAAGCCACATCCCGCATGACTACCGAGGCAGTGGCTGCTAAAGCGGCCCAGACGGCACAGGGCGTCGAAGGGCTTCTACAATTAGAGGCCCGGTATGCTGACACAGCTAAGTCCAAGGGGCAGGTTCAGGCTGATGCAGATTTTGAGCAGGCCAAGCAACAACTCGCCCAACAACAGCAGGGAAATCCCGAGTTCGTAGCTAACTTGGCGAACATCAATCCACGTAACCTGCATGACTCCATCGCGGCCAGTAAGCACGGCGCTGACCACTATGCGAGGACTGCGCAGACTCGTCTGGAGGAAGAGAAGGCCAAGGCCCTCGCAGACCCGCAGAAGTGGAAGGCATATGTGGGGACAGATGGGGCGAACTACGAGGCGAACATAGCCACGAATATGTGGCGGCAAGTCAATCCCGACGGCACTAGGACCGAGGTTCCTGGTGGTGCTCCACCGGGGGTGGTGGCCGTGGGCAGCGCGCAGCAGCAGAAAGCCGCTGCGCTGAAGGAAGCAGATCAGTACAAGCTCAATCCTGAGCAATCTGCATGGTACGCGGGCTGGGCGCAGTCGTACGGCAAGCCCCTGCCCGGTATCCCAGCCGGAGCGGGGAATACCGCAGCGCGGATGCACTACATTCAGTCGTACACGCAGCTTGCCATAGATAAGGGGTACAGCCCCGAAGAGGCGGCAACTAAGAACCTAGAGCGAGACGCGTCTCGGCTGGCACTTGCCAACCTGAAGAAACAGAATACCAATCTTGTGATGTCAGAAACCGAGCTCAGTACTCTGTTTAAGAACATGCAAGCGGAGGTTGACAAAATTGGCGGGGTACAGTCACCCGCCCTGCGGTCTGCCTGGAACACCGCAATGACACAGTTCGTTGGCAGCGACAAATTCAGTGAACTGAACATTGACTCCGCAGCGGCGACTGAAATCATTGGCCGAGTAGCATCCAACAACACGGGCGCGGCAGGCACGGCGGTCAACTTCCTAAAGCTGGCGCAGGGGATGATCAACGGCAACATGAATGCTGATCAGGTCAAGGCTGCGAACTCCGCATTTGAAAAGTTGGTCAAGGCTAGACACGAAGGTGTGACCGCAGCAGAGAAGCAGCTTTTAGAGGCTGGCCGGATGGACGCCAAGCCGGGATCCAAGGCCGCAGAAGGCGCTAGCGACGACAGCAAGGTGTCCCCAGCTACTCAGGCTGATCGGGACAAGGACCGAGTGAAAATCGTGCGTGACGAGTATGACAAGGCAGTGGCGGCAGTAAAGTCTGCCCCCACCCCCGAGGCTCGTGAGCGTGCCCTGGGGGATGCACGGGCATCCCGCGCAGAGCTCAAGAGACTGAAGGTAGATGTTCCGGAGCCTGGGGTGTCCATTGCAGGTCCTAAGGAAGTGACCAGCAAGAGCGGAAAGAAGTTCACTGTAACGGTGGAATAGCATGCCCACGTACTCTGTCAAAGTCGGTGAAAAGACTCACAAGATTGAATCTGAGCAGTCGCTTTCCGACGCCGACATTTCCGAGTATGTAGACAGTCTCCCTGCCGGTGGTGAGCCCGCCCCCAAGCTAGGCCCCAGACGCGCCACTCCCGGCTCCACCGAGGCTCCTGCCAAGCTACCGCAGACCGCCGGAGAGTACGCCACAGCCATAAAGCGCGGTCTACTGGGCGTTGGCGACACCGCACTTACGATGGCGGGCGGCATGGCGCGGGACGTCGCGGGGTCCTACGCTGGGCTGTACAAGGGCATCACCCAGGGGCGAGACGCTGCTGGGATGGCCCGAGCCAAGGAAGCCTGGACTAGCGGCGGCGGCGCGTCCACCCCTGAGGGTGAAAAGGGCGTGCAGGCCGTCGCATTCCCGATGCAGGAGGCGCAGAAAGTGTCCGGCGCAGCGGGGGAAGCTGCCGGGGGCCTGATTGGGGAGCCACAGAAGGGCCGCGTGCTGGGCGAGTTGTTGCCCGAAGCCGCCGCCTATGCCGGAGGACTGAAGCAACTATCCATGGCCAAGGGCGCGATGAAGGCTGGTGCTCCACTATCCCAGGCTCGTGAAGAGATTTCCGCTGCCCAGCGCAACGGCTTCCGCGCTGACCCAGCCGAGGCCAACCCCACTCTTAAGAATCAGATGCTTGAGGGGATGGCTGATCGTAGGCGAGTTCAGGATAAGATTGCTACTCATAATCAAGAGGTTGCAGCCGACCACATCCGCACGGACCTGGGTCTGCCGAAGGATGCCCGCATTGACCTTCCCACCCTTGAGGGTATCAGGCTCAAGGCTGGCAAGCCCTATGAGGACATCAAGAACCTCAAGATGGACATCTCGGTCAACGATCCCACTTACCAAGCTGCGATAGCAAATCTTGACAAGGGGTTCGAGTCCATGAAGGAGTTCACCCCCGAGCTCTACAACCAGCCGAAGCTGGAGCGGGCACGGGGTGCGCTGGCACAGTCAGCCAGCCCAGGGCACCCCGAGGCATTCACCCCCAAGGCCATCCTGGAGATTTCCCAACGGCTGCGTGAAAAGGCATCGTTCGTGCTGAAGCAAGAGCGACCTGACCACGATGTGTTTCTGGAGGCCAAGGCGCTGAAGGAAGGCGCTACCGCGATGGAGGACTTGCTGGAGCGCCACCTGACGGCTGCTGGGTCTCCGCGCATGGTCAAAGAGTTCCGTGACGCACGGGAACTGATTGCGAAGACGTACGACGTTGAGGCCGCTACCAATCTTACGTCAGGTGCCATCGACCCGCAGGTTCTGCGCCGTATGTCCGAGAAGGGGCAGAAGCTCAGTGGCGGTCTGGAGAAGATTGCCCACGCTGCCTCCGCCATGCCCAACGTGATGAAGAGCGTTGAGCACTTAGACACCAGCTACGGCCCCCACATTGGGGACTGGGGCGCCGCAGCCCTTGCAGGCGGCGCGGCAGCTATGGGGCACCCTGCCCTACTGGCGGGCGCACTGGCCCGCCCAGCGGCCCGCGCAGCGGCATCGAGCGGGGCGTATCAAGCCTTAGCGGGGCAGGTAAAGCCTAACAAGCCCCGACAACAGTACAAGATGAAGGAAGTGGCCCGTGGCCTAGGTGCTGTGCAGCAGGCGACTCAACAAGATGAAACTCCTAATAATTGATCAGGATGGGGTTGGCCTGTCGTTCGCTCTCAGGGCGAACGAGGCTGGGCATGCTGTGCGGTGGTTCGTCAAGCCTAAGCCGACGAACAGTAAGGACATCGGCAAGGGCTTCAAGGGCATTGAAAAGGTTGACAATTGGGTGACCCACGCTGGGTGGGCAGACCTAATTTTCAGCACGTCGAACGACGACTACATCGATCGGCTGTCCTTCTTCGCCAAGAAGGGATACCCCGTGTTCGCCCCCTCTCCAGAGAGCGCGAAGTTGGAGATCTCCCGCAAAGATGGGATGAAGTTGCTGGATTCTGTCGGCATTGAGTGCGTGCCGTACAAGACGTTCCCCAACATGAAGGCCGCTGAGGCGCACGTTATCAAGACTGACGAGCGGTTCGTGTTCAAGACTCTGGGTGACAATGAGGACAAGGCACTGACCTACGTGTCTAAGTCCCCTGCCGACCTTGTGGCCTGGATGCGCCGCACCCCACCCCCTAAGGGAGAGGTGATGCTACAGACGTTCGTCAAGGGCATTGAGATGGGCGTGTCCCGCTGGATGGGCAGTAAGGGCTGGGTGGGGCAGTGGAACGAGTCGTTTGAGCACAAAAAGCTGATGCCTGGGAACTACGGACCCAACACTGGCGAGATGGGCACCATTGCCTACTTCACCAAGAAGTCCAAGCTAGGCGACGAAACCCTGGCCAAGTGCGCCGACAAGTTGATGGCGCTGGGCCACCGTGGGGACACCGCTCTGGGCTTCATGATTGATGATAAGGGCAAGCCCTGGCCCACCGAGTGGACGTGCCGCCCAGGCTGGCCAATCTTCAACATGATGCTCGGTGCCACCAAGGGCGATCCAGTAGAATGGATGCGCGATGCCTTGGGCGGCAAAGACACTACCTCCTTTTCGGAGGACATCGGGTGCTGCCTCGTGCTCGCCACGGGGGACTTTCCGCATGGCAACTTGACGAAGCAAGAGGTCGCGGGTATCCCCATCTACGGCGTGACGCGGGGCACGCGGCAGCACATCCACCCCCAGGGGGTTCAGCTAATGAAGCTCCCCGACTCAGGCAAGGAAGGCAAGGGCGTAGTGGAGCGCGAAATGTGGGCCACCAGCGGAGACTACGTGGCAGTGATCAATGGCTTCGGCAATAGTGTGAGCCAAGCGACTAAGCGGGCATACAGCACGATAGAGAAGTTGCATCTGGCCAACCCCATTGTCCGAGATGACATTGGCGAAACGCTCAAGAAGCAACTGCCAGAACTCCACGCTATGGGGTATGCTGCGGCATGCGCCTATTAAGGAACTAAGATGTCTGTCTACCTATCCTCTGTATTCGGCGCTGGCGCGCAACTGTTCAGTAATCAGGGGGTGGTGCTGGCTGGTGGTAAGATCAATACGTACCTTGCTGGTACGACGACCCCCGCCACCACGTACACCACATCGGCCGGTAACGTGCCGAACTCCAACCCAATCGTGTTGGACTCGGCTGGTCGAGTGACGACAGCCATCTGGCTGACTGGCGGGGTGTCGTATAAGTTCATAGTTACTGATTCCGTCGGTGGCAGTGTAGGCCCCACGCTTGACAATATCTCTGGCGTGGGGGATCCCGGCCTCGGTGGCGGTCTGGCTCAGTGGCTCAGTTCTGGGTTTACCCCAGCATACAGCACGGGCTCACAGTTCACAACGGTGGGGGACAGCACTAGCGTATTCACGGCGGGCAGGCGGCTTAAGAGCTCGGTTACGGCTGGTACAGCGTACAGCACGGTCATCTCCTCAACATTTGGAGCGGGATCTACGACAGTTGTTGTGGGGAACGACAGCACCCCACTGGATTCAGGAATGTCGGCCGTTCAGGTGGGGATAATCACCGCATTGTCCGGATCAGGAACGATAGCGTTGCCATACAGACCGGCGTTCTATTTTACGACCGCTGCAACTATCACCGCCCCATCAACTAATGGCACGTTCACCACTTATAGTGTCCAGTGGTACGACACTCTGGGTAACTTCAACAATACCACGGGTACCTTCACGGCTACGATTCCGGGAATTTACCTGTTCGTGGCGCGAGTCACGTACATCAACGGGTCTGCGAATCAGGGTACTTTTTCTCTCAATGCTGGCAGCTATGGCAATCGTGTTGCGTCGCCCAACCCCACAGTCGCATCAACTCAATATGAGATGGTGACTACGGTCTTGGCTAAGATGCAGGCGGGAGAGGGGGCGTCTGTCATCTATCAAGTGGGGGCGGGCACTCCGACAGCGATCTGCTCTTCATTCGGTGGCCTCTTAGTGGGGTAGTGTGACATGGTAGAAGAATTTAGCGCCCGAGATTTCGGCCGCCTGGAGGCCGAAGTGGAAGGATTGACGGATATGGTCAAGGCACAAGGCGTCAAGATTGACGCTCAAGGTGTGAAGATTGACCATCTGCTTGAACTCGCAGCCCGCAGTAAGGGGGCCAACACCGTACTGATTTCCTTGGCCAGCATAGCCGGTGCGCTCATGTCGTGGATGGTAGATCACCTAGTACATAGGTAGGACACCGTGCCCGGTGCATACCTAGACCCCGAAACCCCCAAGTACCCGATGGCGTCTTGGCTGGGGGAGAAGGCGCTGCCCGCCGTAAGTGAATTCATGTCTAAGCCGTTCGGTTACGACAACCCCCCAGGCCGAATGATGGCCGAAGCGTTTGTTGGCCCCGTGGCCCGCACAGCTACGCGCATCGGTTACGGTGAAGACCCCGTAACCGAGGGCACAGGGCAGACTCGTCGTATCCGTGAAGACGTGCTGAACCTCCCCAACCCACTGAAGGGCCTGGGCGCTGGCAAGGCGATGTTCATGGGCATCAGGGCTCTGAATACAGATAAGCGTGCGTTGGCGCTGGCTCAGAAGATGGAGGCGGCTGGGCACGACCCGGAGAAGATCTGGACAGACACTGGGTTCTTTAAATCTCCCGACGGGCACTGGAAATGGGAAGCTACCGACCACAACACTGCGTTCAAGGGCATTGACGAGTTAAAGAAGCAGAGGCAGTTTGAATTCGACAAGATAAAGACTATTGAGGACGCCCAGGTCATACAGCACTTTACGGGTAAGGGGCTGCCACTCCTACAAGCTACTGAGGAAGCCGAGAGGTATCTGGGGCACTCCGTTTCTAATCAGTCTCACCAATACGCCATGAATTATTCTGGTCAAGAGCTGATTGATCGTTACCACGACTATAATAACAAGATATGGAAGGACCCGCTGCGTTCTGATCTGAATACGATGATGCCTCACGTCGGGTTGGCGAACAACTACCCCGATATGAAATATATGGGGGTCAGGCTTGAGGATCAGGAAGAGGGGGTTGCGGGTAGTTTCCATGCGGGGTTGGCGGGCACCCCCGGCACAGTAACAATGAGGCATGAGTATGTGCTCCCCAATGGCGACGGCGCCCCCTATGGCCGCAGCCACGTATTGCACGAGTTGCAGCACGCCGTGGCTGCGGCGGAGGGTCACGACCCAGGTGCGAATGTCGCACACACGTATAAACAGAGGAATGCGAAGGCCAATGAATACATGCAGCTACAGGACAACTTTCTGACCACAAGAGCAGCCCTGGGCGTTATGAAAGAGAACCCGGGCATGACCCCGGAGATCGCGCTTAAGGAAATCATTGACTCAGCGAACCACTACGGCAGGGCACCCACCGCCAGTGACCGGGAAATCATACTGAGGATGCTGGGTGATCCTAAGAATTACCCAGAGGATAGGTTGGCCGCTTACGCCAGTGCAGCTAGGGGCACTGCTCAGAATCACGGGATGATCACTAGAGATCAAGGATTAGAGCTCTACAGGAAAAACATCGGGGAGACCGAGGCGCGTGCCACCCAGAAGCGCATGGACATGACCCCGGACCAGCGCCGCGCCCGCTTCCCCATGAAGGACTACGATCCAGGTCCGTACTATAC